ATTGTATATTTTCACGATGGCGAATCAGGTCATAAGCTAAATTACTTATTCGATAGAAAGCAAACATTCACATTCGATTCTATCAAGTCAATCTCAGAAGCTAAATATTTAAACGAAAAGACATGAAGATAACAAACGAGTGCAACATGGAGTTAATGGCGAGGTATGAAGATAATCACTTTGATTTGGCTATTGTAGATCCCCCTTATGGAATAGGTGTTACTAAAAATAAAAGACTAAATAATATATCTAATAAGGATTGGGATAATGAAATCCCTAAAAAAGAGTATTTTGAAGAATTAAAAAGAGTAAGTAAAAATCAAATCATTTGGGGAGGTAATTATTTTATAGAGCATTTAAGCAATACAAGATGTTATCTAAATTGGGATAAATTAAATCATTCTGAAACTTATGCTGATTGTGAAATGGCTTGGACATCTTTTGATAAAAATGCAAAGATTTTTAAATATATGTGGGATGGTAATAGATATGGTTTTATTGGAGCTATAAAAGGTGTAGGTAAAAAAAGTATAAGAATGCACCCTACACAAAAACCTATTGCATTGTATGAATGGTTATTAATGAACTACGCAAAGCAAGAAGACAAGATACTAGATACACATTTAGGTTCTGGATCAATAGCTTTAGCGTGTCACAATTTAGGGTTTGACTTAACGGCTTGCGAATTGGATAAAGAATACTTTGAAGCAAGTCAGAAGAGATTAAAACAACATCAATCACAACTAAGGATATTATGAAAGAAGAAGCACAAGAGTTGGCAAAAGAAATTGGTAGATTAGAGTTGATATTGTTTGGTTTGAAAAGAAGAATGCACGCACTTAATCAATTAGAATGCATACACATAAACGAAGTTAGAACTTTTGAGCCAAAAGAGGTTAGAATTCATTGTACAGATTGTGGATTCACACAAAATATAAAACGACCAATATGAAATCAGATGAAGACAAACTCCAAGCAGCCGTTGTTACTTACTTAAAGCTAAATTATAATGCTTTGTATTGTGCTTCGTTGGGAGGGGCTTATCAGAAGTATAATTCTCAAAGATTGAAGGCTAAACGTACTGGATATAAAGCAGGGTTTCCTGATCTATTCATATACGAACCTAGAGGCTGTTATAATGGTTTAGCTATCGAGTTAAAAGCTTTGGGAAGCTCACCCTTTAAGAAGAATGGTGACTATAAAAAGGATTATTATCTAGGTGGTAAACGACACAATCAGACTGAATGGATAGAGAACCTTAGATTGCGAGGTTATAAAGCAGAGTTCTGCACAGGATTTGATCAAGCAAAAGAAAAGATTGATAATTATTTCAACATGTAATTAGTTCAATTCAAAAATTTACTTTAAATTAGCCAAATGAGAAACAAGATAAGAATAATGCCTCCTATAAACAAGCAAACATCGTTTGAATTAATGTTTGGTTATGATGGAATAGAGCCAAAGAAAGCACAAAAAGCCTTAGTATATGAACGTAGTAAGGGAAAGTTAAACGGACAAAGTATTTAGAGAGCAAGCTACTCGAACGCTGCACACAAGTCCTATCGAAATCTGAAAAGGTTTAATTTTAACACGATAGGCAAATCTACGAGAGGTGACTGCGTGAGTGTCACTAAATCAACTTAAACCATAGGGGTTTAAAGATCAGCGTTGGGAAGGGCGGGATTCCTTCCCAACTATGGACTAGGTATCACTAGGATAGAGATAAATTCTTGTCTCAAATATAGGAGATAATAGAGACAATATCGCATATCGGAATACGGAATATAAACTAAAACAATAGACTAAGAGATGAATGAACGAGTCATTGACTACTACCTAGAGATAGGTTGGTGGATTCAAGTAAGTCCTTTAGCCAACGCAGGTTCTGGTTGGATTTGTGGAATCTATAAAAGAGGAAAGAAGACAGGTAATTGGGTTACAGAATCTTCTAAACAATTCGCTACACCTCACGAGTGTTATAATTGGGCTGACGAAGAAATACATAAACTATTAAGAAATTAAGATGAAAGACGAAAAGAAGAAACCAACTGAAGTAGCCGAAGCAATGTTTGAATCATGGATTGTCGATTTAGAAGATAAGGATCAACCAGAAAATTGCTCAATTGACAACGAAGATTGCGAAGCTTGTGGATCGTAGTATAGAACAGAAGGTATGTGATAAGATATTAGAACGTGCCAAGATGGGAAAGAACAAATATGGTACGACAATGGAGCGTACAGACCTATCAATTGATGAGTGGTTAACTCATGCACAAGAGGAGGCAATGGATTTGTCAATATATTTAGAAAAAATAAAAAGCGAGATAGCTTTAATAATAAAATAATTACCTATATTAGCAACATATTCAAACGTAGTTGTTTTTAAGGGGTGGAGCTTGAAACCTTCACCCCTTTTTTTATAACTACAAATTAAAGCAACTACTATGAAGGGTTTAATTAACAGAGTAATATTACAAGGTGTTAAAAAAGGAAAGAAAGTGCACGTTATTAGAAGGTACTTGGCTATTCATCACAATATAAATGTCGGACATAGAGTTATGCTCACAAGGTATGGGAATATTAAAAGAAGATTTAGCTCGACGTTATAAAGAGATTTATGATTTAGCTTTTAAAATTACTAAAGGCAATGACATAGATGCTCAGGATCTTACACAAGAGATTTATATTATTCTTCTGGAGTATGATGAGGTTAAATTAAAGTCTATTGTTGATAACGGGCATCTTATGTTTTGGCTTGCTAGGGTAATGATGAATCAATATCGTTCTACTACTTCACTATTTCAACGTAAGCATCATCCGAAGCTGATAGATGAGAATGCAATCATTGCAAACTTAGAAGACGTTGTTGATGATAGCCAAGAGATAAAAGAATATAGGCTTGCTAATATAGCGAAGGCATTAAGTAAGCACCACTTTTACGATCAAATTATATTTAGTATCTATTACGATGGGAAGGGAACAGTTAGAGGTTTAGCCAAAGCAATGAACATCTCACCAACTTCTATCTTTAAAACTATTAAGTCGGTCAGAACTAGCATAAGGGATGAAGTTAAAAACAAGTGATAGAACTTACAATGAGAGGATAAGTCTATGCAACGCCTGCCCTCATTTTCGTAAGTCTTTAAGCCAATGTAAAAAGTGTGGTTGCTTTATGAAGATAAAAGCAAAGATTGCATTCACTCGATGTCCAGTAGGTAACTGGGAAAGGGAAAACGACTTAACCAAAGATCAACTATCTATATTGAAACGATTACTAAATCAGATAGGTACAGATAAGATTACGCACAACGATAACATCGGAGTGACCAACCTATACAACGAAATCTTCGGAATGAATAAGCAAGCCTCAAAATGTGGCACGTGCGTTGCTCAAACGATTAAGGAACTAAAAGAAGTATTACAAAGCTATGAGTAAACCAATATTTATAATCAGAGTTCCTGATGATATTATACTGGATGAATTCCATATATTTAGTAAGCGAATAATAAAGAAGCTGACCGATTACCATGTTATAGTTATGATGGCTGATGTTATGGAAACTGAATTCGAGTGCTTTAATTGTGACTATGTTGCAGATGTAAGCTTTGAAGAACTAAAAATTATTCTAAATGAAGATTAAAGAAAGAAAGATACTGGATCTTAAACCAGCTGAATACAATCCAAGACAACTAACGGACAAGCAATATAAACAACTAAAGAAAAGTTTGAAGACCTTTGGATGTGTTGAGCCTGTTGTAGTAAATGCAAACCCTATGCGTAAGGATATTATCATTGGAGGGCATCAACGATGTAAGGTATGGGCTGACTTGGGAAACGATAGCATTCCAACTGTGGAGGTTGAACTAGACGAAGCTCAGGAAATGGAGTTAAATGTAAGATTGAATAAAAATACAGGTGAATTTGACATGGATACTTTGTCAAATTACTTTGATATGGATATGCTTAAAGAATGGGGTTTTGAAGACTATGAGTTTGGTATGTCTTTAGATGATGATATGACTGATGAGTTTGATCTACCTGACGGAGATAAAGAACCCTTTCAGCAAATGACATTTACTCTAGCAGATGCACAAGCTGAATCTATAAAAGAAGCTTTATCTTTAGGGAAGATGGAAGATGTTGAAACTTTTGGTAATGAAAACGGAAACGGAAACGCATTATATGCAATTGTAAAGCAATGGGTAGAGCTAAAGAGATAATAGTAAAAGTAATTCCTAGTAAGATAGCGAATGCTTTTGTGAAGAAAGTTCATTATTCTGGGAAAGTTGTTCAGAATAGTAGTCTGCATTTTGGCTGCTTTTTAGATAACAGATTACATGGCGTTATGAGTTACGGTAGCCCTTTAGATAAAAGAAAGGTTTTACCGATGGTTGAGGGTACGGGCTGGAATGAAATGTTAGAGCTAAATAGAATGGCTTTTGATGAAAACTTACCTAAGTATTCCGAAAGTAGATGTATAGCTGTAAGTATAAGATTGATTAAAAAGAACGCACCTCAAATAAAGTGGGTTTTATCATTCAGCGACAGCACTCAATGCGGAGACGGCACAATCTACAGAGCAAGTGGGTTTGTACTTACTAAAATAAAGGAAAATGAAAACACAGTACGATTAAAAGGCGGGTCTGTTATTCATAAAATGACTCTAGAAAGTAGCCCTACAACCAAAAGAAAAGAATTAGACAATAAGAGCTATTACGACTTGACTGGCGGTAAATACAACTTCGGTAAGTATGTGGAATATGTGGAGGGGGAGGTTTTGAAAGGGTATCAATTACGGTATATATTGCTAATTGACAAGTCCTGCAAAATAACAGTCCCTATTCTGCCATTTAGCGAAATAGATAAACAAGGAGCAGGAATGTATAAGGGGGAAAAAATAACCCTCCAAGAGAGGAGGGCTTTGAGCGATGAGGTAGATTCGAACTCCAACTCTAAACTGGGAGCTTAGCGTGTAACCAATAACACTTCCATCGCATTTAGACTGCTAATATACAAAAAAATAAACTAACTATGCATATACCAATACTAATATTTGCATCTCTCGTTTGCATCTCGATTATAGTTGAAAATTACATCCGTAATAATCCATGAGAAAGCATACTAAAATATATTTAGAGTTCTTTAACTTTGATGAGTTGGAATATATACCTTGCGAAGTATGTTCATCTCCTGCACAAGATATTCATCACATCGAAGCTCGTGGAATGGGAGGTTCTAAAGTAAAGGATTATATCGGTAACCTGCAAGCGGTATGCAGACCATGCCATATTAGGTATGGGGATAAGAAACAGTATAAGGAAATGCTTGTAGAAATACATTTTAACTATATGGATAAGTATGGTAGCTAAGGAACAAGTGAAGTAATTTAAGGAACAAATGAGTGAAAAGAAAGAACAAAACAGAACAAAACTAGCTAAAATTCAGATGCTCAATGCGTTAGAGAAAACTCTAGGAATTGTTACAGGTGCTTTAAAGATATCAGACATAACGAGGACTACTTATTACTCTTGGTTAAAGTCAGATGAGGTCTTTGCAGGTAAGGTTAAAGACTTAGACAACTTAGCTTTAGACTTCGCAGAGAGTAGCTTAATGAAGCAAATAAAAGAGGGCAACCATTCAAGTACTCAGTTTCTTTTAAAGAATAAAGGAAAGGCTAGAGGCTATGGAGATAAGCTTGATATTACAAGCAATGACGAAGCGATTAAAATACATATAGATCTTGGAAATTAATCCAGACTTTACAAGCAAGCAGAAGGAGTGTTTAAGATTCCTATTCGATGACCATACCAACGAAGTTCTATTTGGTGGGGCTGCAGGTGGTGGGAAGTCTTGGGTAGGTTCTGCTTGGCTTGTTACTATGTGTTTGCGTTATCCTAAGACTCGTTATTTAATGGGGAGGTCTAAGTTAGATGCTTTAAAAAAGACTACGTTAAATACCTTCTTTGAAGTTTGTGGTGCATGGGGTTTGAAATCTGGAGAACATTATACTTTTAACGGATCGAGTAATATTGTTTCATTTACTAATGGTTCTGAGATTATACTAAAGGATTTGTTCTTATATCCATCTGATAGGAATTTTGATAGTTTAGGTTCATTGGAAATTACAGGAGCATTTATTGATGAAGCAAATCAAGTCACGCACAAAGCTATTAATGTAGTACAGTCTAGAATCAGATATAAACTAGATGACTTTGCAATCATTCCAAAGCTTCTAATGACTTGTAACCCTGCTAAGAATTGGGTTTATACAGAATATTATAAGCCAGCTCAATTAGGTACATTAAAAGACTATCGAAAGTTTGTGCCAAGTCTGGTGACTGACAATCAATTTATATCTAAGCACTACGAAAAGCAGCTATCGAAATTAGATGAAGTTTCAAAGCAACGTTTGCTATTTGGTAACTGGGAGTATGATGCTGATTCAGATTCTTTAATTGATTACGATTCTATTTTAAACCTATTCACCAACAAGGGAACAGAAGGAGAAAAGTATATTAGCTGCGATGTTGCACGAATGGGTGAAGATAAATCCGTTGTTATGTTGTTCGAAGGTTTGCAGGTGGTAATGATTAAGACGTTCGATAAGAATACTATTACAGAATTAGCTGAGTACATTAGAGAGATTCAAAAGAACCATCAAGTAAAGCTAAGTAATATCATAGTAGATAGTGATGGTGTAGGTGGAGGTCTTCAGGATGTACTCAGATGTAAAGGATTTATAAATAACGCTTCACCGATCAAGAAAGAGAATTACCAGAACTTGAAAACGCAATGCTATTATAAGTTAGCAGACCTAATTAATAAAGGTCAGATTGGCATAAGTGTAATTGATGCTGACAAACGCAAACTAATTACAGAAGAACTAGAACAAGTACGATCCAAAGATATAGATAAGGACGGAAAGCTAAAGATAGTTCCTAAGGATGTAGTAAAAGCGGTAATAGGTCGCTCACCTGACTACTCAGATGCTTTAGCTATGAGAATGTTTTACGAAGTTAAGCCGAAGATAGGTAGGTATAATGTTAGGTAATTTAATTAAGGCATAAATAAACACAATTAGATTTGGTAGTACCGAAAATTCATCTATCTTTGTAGGGAACAAAACGACAAACGATATGACAACTTTACAGAATTTATTAAACTCAGCAAAAAAAGAAGCAACAATACAAACTTGGGGATTAGCCCAAAGAAGTGTTCGTGAAATCGGATACAATGGATTGAAAAAGGTTATGGATCAATTAAAAGAAACAGATCCTAATTTCTTTAAACCAAAATCAATGCAGTAAACAAAAACTAATTATACTCCCCCCACTAAGCCTTCCAATACGGAGGGCTTTTTTTATGCCTAATAATTTGGTACAAAACAAGTATATTTATATTTAATAGTATATGAAGTTAATTATACCAACAGATTTAAGTGACATTACATTAGGGCAACTGCAAGCACTAACCAAGTTAGAGGCAACACCTCTCAACGATTTAGAGCGACAAAAGCAAACGATTGAACTACTTACATCAATTGACAGGACTACTATTGATAAGGTTAAGCTAGGAGACTTAAACGATGTCTATGGTAAACTGTTAAGCCTATCGAAAGCAAGTGAAGGATTGCACCAGTTCGTTAAGATAGATAATGTTAAATATGGGTTCATACCTAACCTATCGGATATTAGTACGGCTGAATTCGGTGACTTGGATACATTATGTCAAGACCTTAACGAGAACTTGCATTTGATTATGTCTATATTGTATAGGCCTATCGACAAAGAAGCGAACGGAAAGTATAGTATTGAGGCTTACGATGCAGACTTAGAAGAACGCTCTAGGTTATTTAAGAAGAAACTAAAAGCTAATGTAGTTAATTCTGCTATACTTTTTTTTTGGAGTATCGGAAACGATTACTTGAACGATTTACTAACCTCTTTACAGGAGGATCAGGAAACCAAAAGCAGCAATCATTCGGTAAAAAGTGGGGTTGGTATTCAATCCTAATGAGCTTATGCAATGAGGATGTATTAAAGATTGAGGAAGCAGGGCAGTTAAGTATTGAGCAAGCATTCACTTTCATGAGTTATAAACAAGATCAAGAACGAGTAAAGAAATGAAAACATTTAAAGCAGTTGTAAATCAATTTAAGGCGGTATGTGAAGCACATAAGCAGCTTAACTCGTTTACGTTTGGCGATATATTCTCAGTAGATTTAAGTAATGAGATGGACTTTGCGAAAGCTCATCTAGTAGAACAACCTGCAACTATAAACAATAGAGATTTCGTATTTACCTTTGACTTATTGGTTATGGATTTGGTGGCAGCAGATGGATCAAATGAAACGGATGTTCTAAATGATACGTTCTTGATAGTATCAGATGTTTATAGAGAGTTTAAGTCTGGTATTGCTAAGTCTACTTCACCGATGACATCAAGAGACTTTGTAGTTTCTGAAAGCTTAACCTGCGAACCTTTTACAGATAGATTCGAGAATCTTTTAAGTGGTTGGAAGGCTACAATATCGGTAACAGTTCCTTCACACAATAACGCATCGAATAGTCCTATCTAATGGCTAAGATAAACTATACGGCAACGGACAAAGCTCTTAATAAGTTTGGGAATGAAGTAGTACGAAAGTCTAGATTCAATCTAACCAATCAAAAGAGATATGTGTCTGGGAAGCTATGGAAGTCTATTGACTATAAATCTATAACTTCTAATCGTTCTATAAGTCTTAAATTCTTAATGGAAGAATATGGAATTGTACTTGATGAGGGTAGAGGTAAAAGTCAGGGCGGTGGTTCTGGAGAGTTATATCCTAAGATTTTAGAGTGGGTAAAGAAAAAAGGATTACGACCAAGAGATTCAAAAGGAAAGTTTACGGCTTGGAAGAATAAAGCTAAACAACAAGAGGGAATTGCTTTTGCAGTCACAAGGAAGATCCACCGATTTGGATATAAACCTACTAACTTTTTTTCAGATGCTTTTAAATTGAGCTTTAAGAAATTACCTAGAACTATTAAAAAGACCTTTGCATTAGATGTGGAAAGATTCATGCAACAAACGATTGACGAAATAAATAAACTATAATGGCAACAACTGTAACAAGTCCTAATTATTGGACATTAACATTAACGAGTAATACGGCTAGCACATACAACTTTAAATTCGTAGTTGATATTACAATAGGCGGTGTTGTGGTTGCACGAATAAAGCAGCCGAAGAATTTAAACAATTCAGCACATTTGTCTTTTGAAAAGATAGTAAAGAACTATATTAACATAACTCATAAGCACGATAATACTATTGTCGGAACGCAATACGATTCCGTTCACTTGATGCCTCAAAACATACCTAATCCTTCAGGAACTACATACAATGATTTTATTGCTTCTAAGAATAGTGGTGACCTTAGAACAGTATTGTTTGAGTTCTACGAAGAGTATGCGACTACAAGTGGTGGTGCTATTACTATTCACGCTTCTGGAGCGTCTGACATAACTAAAGCGGTTATTAATTACGCTAATAGTTGGGAGGATCAAAGGGGGTTCGATTTGTCACGGTTTGACTTTGATTCTGCTTCAACTCCTGCTAGATTCTTAACGGGTAGACCAACGGAAACAACAAACCCAAATGATTTAAGTGGCAAGGTTGCACAATTAACGAGTGCGACAGATTACCAGACTTTAGCTATGTTCAATGAAAAAGATACTTACTTTAATACTGAGAATGGTAGAATACTATATAAGTTCTACGAAGATAAACCTGCAACATTTGGAGCTTCGGATAATCATGTTGGGGTTATATCCGTACAGAATGCAGCGGTAATAGGTTCGGAAT